GTTTTGCAACACCCTCTTTTTATTATCGCTCCACATAATCTCCGAAGCTACCTTTTTAGAAGTTTTAATCTTTACAGCGCCTTCCATTTCTTTCACTGCACTATAGTCAACACCTGTTGCATCATCTTTCAATAACTTGGCATAAACAAGGCTATCTACACCGACAGTTGAACTAATTTTAATCACTTCTCCGGCCATCTATAACGCCACTCCTTTTGCGAATCGCATCGCGTAATGAAAAATTTGTGTATCATCTTCATATAAATCAGCAACCGCATAACGTGAGAAACCAATCCTTTTCATGATTTCATTTACTTTTTGATGGATTGCTGTTGTACTACCTTTTGACCAAATGTCGATTTGAAATGTGATTTCACTTTCGCTTTCTTCATTATCTGAAAATCCATCTGGCCTATTATCTAATTCGAAAAACGTAATACGTGGAAACTCTTCAGCGTTTTTGGCTTTACGATAATAAACACGTTTTCCACCTAATAAAGAAACAAGCTCCTGATTATTTCCAAGAGCTTGCACAATTTCAGGTCGTAAATTTATCATACATTCAGCCTCATCTCATTCTTTAAGATGTCTGTCATAGCACATACCGCTTCTGCTTTAGAAGCGGTAAAACCTGGTTCTATAAATGGATGTGCTGGCATTTTAGATGTTCCCCATTCTAAGAATTTCCCATAAAAGAATGGAGAACGATCTGCTTTATCTATCCCGATTTTAATCGTTTTTATGCCGCCTTCCATTTTAGCTTTTGTAACTCGTATATAATCAGCCAAATGTTGTCCTGTACGCCACGGTTCACTTTTTGTTGCTCTTTTAGGACTATCACTTCTTGGCGCTATTTCAGAAATAGCTTTTCGAATAGGTTCTCCACCTGCTGCAAGAGCTTTATCTTCCATCTTTTCTCCACGTAGACCCATTTGCTCTAATTGTGATAGCAAACGATCAAAGCCTAGAAAATCAACACCATCAGCCATTCATTCCACCACGCTTCCACATGATTGATAAAGTGTGTTTTTCAGTTGGAATAACTGAAAGAATGTCATACATTACGTTCTTATACTTCATCTTCATATCAGCGTTCACATCAGCACGATATCGAATTTCTGTTTCGCCTTGGATTTCGCTATTAGCTGCCGCTGCTTCAAAGTATTTTCTTCCCTTTAAAAAAATAAAAGAGCCCCATACAGTAAAAGAATCCTTATAACCTTCTATTGGATCACCGTCTGGGCTCTTTGCTTCCTCGTCTTTCACTTGAAAGGTAAGACGTTTATCTAATTTACCCGGATTCACTTGCATCACCACCACAATACTGCAACTGAACGAGTATAGACTGCAAACTAAATGCCAATTGTTCAGCCTTCCCAACCGCTTCACGGTTTTCATACCAATGAGAGATTAAAATACGAGCTGCCAATTTGGCAAGCTCGCTATCTAGTTTCACATCCTGACGTGTTGCATTTTGAATATAGATTTCAGCTGCGATTACGAAAGATGTAATGAGATCGTCCTCCTCATCACCATCCACACGAAGATACTTTTTTGCTTCTTCTACTGTTAGTACCAAGAAGGGCACCTCCTACCGGATTACGCCCCTGCTTTCGGTGTAACCACAATCTGTCCATATACAACCGCTTCTGCATCCCATAATGTCACGTCTTCACGTTCAATTGCGCGGAACTCAGAAGTGTTTGTTCTCCAGGCATTTCCGCCTTCTTTCGTCATATCAATAGATAGTTGTTTTCTATCCCAAAGAATAACTGCCTCTTTTAAGTCACCAACAATGAAAGGTGCTTTTCCGTCCTTGTCTGTCGCAATTGTTTTATTAGACAACACAATAACGGGTTTACCAGCGAACAGCTTACGAGTTGGATTTGTTGGATCTGGTTGAAGTAGTGGGCGTCCATTTTTATCTTCTAACTGATCTAAGTAATTGAATCCATCTTGGTTTGTAATCATGTTTGCTACAGCCGAGAAAGCTGGATCTAATGTGACATGTAATGCTGTTTTAATGCCTTTATAATCTTTTAAATCAACTTTTGTTAATTTGTTGATTTCTTGTAAAATTAAATAATTACGAGTTGCAATCGATTTTTTCGCAATCCACTGACGCAAATAACTTTCTAACGCTTGATCTGTATCATCTAATAAATCATTGGGTACTGGTAAAAAACCTGCATAATCCTCAATTGCATAAGATAAACGATCGAATTCAGGCGAAGCGATTTCTTGCATGGCATTCGGTTTACCGTACTCAGATAATGGCGCAAAGGGTGTAGATGCTGCACGTTTTTCTAATGTACGAGCTCCCTTGTTTGTTGAAACAGGTTGCACATTTACATATTGTTCTAAGCTATCTACTGTTTGCTTTAGCTGATTAATCGTTGTTGTAATATCTTCTGGAACAATATAACCGCCATCTTTTCCTATATTCTCAGATAGTGCTGCTTTATATTCCTCCATCACACTTGCTTCTTCCTGGCTTAAATGTTGACCACGAATCGCTTTCATAAATACGTCTTTGTATGATGGATCTTCATTTTGAACTGATGATGGAGGCAATATGCCTGCTTGTGAATTTACAGGTTCAGAAACTTGAATTTGCATCATTGCTAGATAGTTATCCAATTCATTTTTCGCGTTTTTTGCTTCCTCGATTTTTGCCTTTGCCTCTTCATATTTACCGCTGTTATTACATTCTTCCGCTTTCGCTTTCAAATCAGCAACTTTTTGACGTAATTCTTGTTCTCGTTTATCCATTCTGGATTTCCTCCTTGTTTTGGCACAAAAAAACAGACCTACAGCTCTAACAGGTCTAGTGCGTTTTGTATTTTTAATTGTTCTACATCATCTTTCTGTACAGATTGCTTCGATTTGAATCCTAATTTTTCAGGAGTCTTCTGGTATTTCTCAAAATAATTACTCGTACATGCTGCGACTTCTTTTGCTTCCACAACTTCAATATTGAAGTATTTTTTAGCTTCTTCCCCACTTAACCAAGTCTCCGCATCTACTAACTGCTGAATCTCTTCTATTCCAATACCATCTTTCAGATTTTCTTTGTAGACATTCAAAATGCCAGATTCAATGTGATCCAAATCCTCTGCCATCTTTCGAAAATCATTGGCATTCCCTGCAGAGATGGTCCAGGGTTTATGAATCATTAGGAAAGCATTCGAAGGAATCACAATACGATCACCCGCTAAAGCAATAACTGAAGCAATAGATGCTGCCACACCATCTACATAAACAGTTTTTTGAGCCTTATTGCGCTTTAGCATATTATAAATAGCTAAACCAGCAAATACAGAACCACCACCACTATTTACATAGATATTCAGGTTACTTTTATCCTCCAGTTGTCCTAACATGTTTTTCACATCATCCGGCATCACATCCGAATCGTCCCATTTCCAAGCTGTATTATTAATGATATCACCATAAATATACAAATCCGCCGAAGAATCTGTTTGATTTTTGACGGTAAACACATTATGCATCCTCTTCACCTCCCCCCGTAGGCGCTCCTGCTTTCGCTAACTGATATTCATCTGCAATTTCAATGGATACATGGTTTAAATCCACGCGATTCTTATCTCCGTGTTCCCCGATTCCATCCATGTCTTCTAGTTCTAATACCTTATTAATCGAGAACACCCCACGGTCTAACATAATGTTATAGAACTCCGCTCTAGATTTCTGGTCCGCTCGTAAAAGACTGGTTAAGTTAAACTTGAGATAATATCGTTTTTGTTCAACAAAAGAAAAGACTTTATAAGAAAATTCCTCTTCATACTGAATAAGAATCGGGCTGAGTGTATTTTGAATAAAATCCAATGCCTGTTGTTCAATATTGGAGAATGTCGCACGATCTAATTCATTAATCATGTGCAAGGGAATGTTAAAAATATTTGCGATTTCACCTTTATCAAACTTCATTCCTTCAATAAACTGGGCATCTTTTAACGGCATACCCACTTTTTCAAATTCGAGACCTGCATCTAATATCGCAATACGCTGTGCATTACTCAGGCCTGTATTGGCTTCTTCCCAAGCATCACGAAGCTTGTCTTTCGCTTCTTTATTCAGGGGTTGCGCTGTCTTTAACAACCCACTATGGGTCGCGCCTTTCCTATAGAATTTCCCCTTGAACTTTTGCGCTGCCTGTGAGCTTCCAATCGATTCTCTTGCGACTTGAATCGGTGGTTTCCCCTTCAGACCATCGGTCGATAATGTCGTGAGATGAATGACATCGTCAGCTGCTAGTTTCACAGGTGTCCCATCTGGTAAACTCGTGAAATACCACAGTTGATTTGTTTTCACATCGATAACGGGGTTTGTGACAGCTGGATTCAACACCCACAATTCTTTTGGTCTTCCATCCAATCCCCAGTGGATGTTGATATACGCATTTCCCCACGTGTTCCGATGCGTTTCAATTACATGTTTAAATTTAAATGGGCCTTGGTACGGATTCGGGCGTCTTTCCAAAACAAACGATACTTGATGTGCCTTATCCCGTTCTCTTCCCTTCGCTGTCTTTTTAAACGTTTGAAACGGAAGCATCGCCACACTATTCGCTAAAATGTTCACGCATCGGTATACCGTTGGTACACCTAACGAAGATTCTACGGTAACCCGTTCTCCGCTCGTTGCTTCATAACTAAATAAACTCCGAAACCAAGGTGCTGGATTTCTTAGGTCGGTCGTATCCTGATTGCGAAACAAATTCCGGAATATCATATTTTCACCTCTTCTCTATTTCCTCGCCATCACCACCCCGATCAGCGTAAGAGTGATTCCAAGTACATACCACCCATACACAGGAGCCATACAAAAAGTTGTCCCAATGATAATGGACAACCCCAAAATAATAAAAATATCTTCTAACATGGTAAGAAAAATGTATAAAAATCGCATATCATGCCTCCTAAAATGAGAAATCTTGACTTAAAATATAGGAGTTTAAGTCCATTTCGCCAGAATTCAGCATACAACGAACATGTGAGTTGATCACAGCCGCAATCGGATCGATTCTTTCTGTTGCTTTTGACTTGTCCAACATGATGTTTTCGTTCGCATCTTGTTTTGTTATCGCGTTACTCGTTGCCCAATTTAATACAGGATTGTTATTGTGGATGACTTTCTTTAGATACACTTGTTCTCTAAAATCTTTTGTAGGACCTGATAAAGTTGCCATCCCTTGGCGTATTTCTATCATCGTATACCCTTCCGCTTCCATGTCTTGCATAAATTGCGTTGCATTCCATGGATCTGCACATATTTCTTTAATCTTAAATTTATGGTCTTTTTCCATATTTCTAATATGTGTTTTAATATATTCATAATCAACGACCGCACCCGGTGTTGTTGTAATCCATTTTTGTTGTACCCATAGATCATAAGGGACTTTATCCGTTTTTCGTTTTTCAGCTAATGTATCTTCTGGCATAAAACTATGACTCAAGACGATGTATATATCATCCTTTTTAAACTCAAATGAGATACTGGTTAAATCAATTTTGGCTGATAAATCGACACCTACTGTACATTCCAACCCTTTTAATTCGGATAATTCCACCGTTTCCTTGCAATCCTTCCATTTTTGCATATCCATGTAGCCATTTTCTTTCATATCCACCCATCTATTCATGTTTTTCGTGAGATAATTACGCATTTTCTCAGGTACATCAAGAGCTGATTGAAGTTCTCCTTTTAAAAAAGAACGCCCTTCTTCATAACTACATAGGATGGGATTTGCTTTTTCCCAGACTTCAGGATTCGTAATTTCATCATCCTTATCTAATTCATTGACCATCACAAAATATTCTTCATTTTCAATATCAATGTTCGGGTCTAAAATCTTAGAAACATATTGATACTCCACACGATAACAAGGATGACTCAAATTAAAACCAGCTGTCGTTATGATCATCATAAGTGGATTCGGACGAGCGCCCGAACCTGACACCAGAACATCATAAATTTCAGAAGTAGGATGGGCATGATACTCATCGATAATCCCGCACTGAACATTCAGTCCATCACCAGATTTCCCCGCATCTTTTGAGAGCGCGGAAATAAAAGAATCTGTTTTGAGATGTTCAATTTTCCCATACGCAATATTAAATTTTTCTTTTAGGTCTTCACACCCATTCATTTGTGCTTTGATTTCATTCCAAACAATCTTACTTTGTTCTGTTTTTGTGGCACCAACATATACTTCAGACATATTCTCACCAAAGGCCATTGCTTCATATGAACCAACGCACGCTAAAGATTGTGACTTTGCATTTTTACGTCCGACTTGCCAATATGCCTTTTTAAATCGACGTAACCCTGTATTTCGGTGCACCCATCCATAAATATTGCTAAACACAAAAATTTGTATCGAATGTGGTTCAATTCTCTGACCTGCCAATTTTCCTTTTGTATGTTTAAAAAGAGACATCCACTTTAAGAAACGGAGCGCTTTTTCTTCCTTAAAAACATAGGGAAAATCTTCAGATCCTTCACGTTCAATATCTCTTAAAAATCGTTTACAAGCCTGTTTATGCTTCTGACAAGCAACAACTTCACCATGTATTACATCATCACAGTAGTCCAACATCCATTGTCTAATCATGTTATACGTCAAACTCCTTTTCTACATTTGTTTTCGGACCTTGTTTACGATTTGGAATGACAATTTTCGCTCTTGCACTCGGTGTAAGACCAAACTCAACAGCCAAAGCCTTCATTTGTTCATGTAACTGTTTCTTCTTTGTAAGTAGTGGATGGGGAACTTTATTCGTTTCAGCTGCCTTATTGGTATATGCAACAAGAAGTCCTTCTTCCCGGATAATTTTGGTGCATGCAACATAGTCAGAGTAAGCATCACAATACGTTGCTAATGCATTCACATCTATGTTTGTAATAACATCTAGCTCTAGTAATTCACCGGCAATCCGTCTAAATTCTTTCTTAGCAATTGAATCTAACCACGTTGGTGGTTTTACCTTGTCCTTTTTTGCTTGTAACTGTTTTTCGGCTTTTAATCGCTGCTCAATTTCATCCTTTGTCAATCGATTTGTATTACCTTCTAATAAATGCAAATGAATCGGCTTCGCTTTCCTTCCTATGCGAACCACCTCCCTGTTATGAACCCCCTTTTATGGAATAAAACGAACTTTTTGCACGGAAAGCTTGGCGGCGGTCTCCAGGGCGCCATTACTTGCTTTTTCAAGGTGGGGGGCTGTTTATCATTTTTTCTTCTCGTCTTCTTTTGTTTTCTTATTGTGGCAAGCATGGCAAAGCGTTTGTAAATTAGTCGGTTCTAATCGTTTAGACCAATCAACACGAATCGGAATGATATGATCGACTACATCTCCTATCTGAATGATGTCCTTGCTTCTACATTGAACACATAAGCCATGATCTCTACGAAACATAAGCTCACGCATATCCTTCCACAGTCTTGAGTTATAGAAGGCACGTGAGCTTTTGTTTCGCATATGTTTGTCGTAATATCTTACAGTTTCTTTTTCTTTTTCGGTATGTTTAGCACAATACTTATCCCGTGTTAGTTCATTGCAACCTAATGACTTGCACGGCTTGAATGGTTTACTTGGCACCTCCCATCCTCTTCCTCAATCGTTTCATTTCATCCTCGATGGCCAGATTCTTTTTATTAATCTGTTCATGACACTTAGCTATATCCGCTTGATGCTTACGAATCTTATCGTTCACATATGCAGCAACATGTTCATGGCCACAATGAGGACATATGAAGTAACACTTCTCAATACGATTAGGAAGTTGTACTACTTGTGGTTGCATGTCGTAATCTTCATTACAATTAGAACAATAGACTTTCATCTATCCTCACTCCTCCTTTATCTCTTTCTTTTGGTATTGAATATCAAGGCACTTCTCACAATAAAAATCAGCTGATACTTTTCGATTAAATTGTTTATCGTCAGAATAAAAAGAAGTAGTCTCACTATCTAGCAACTGGTACTTATGCTCGCACTCCTTATCATTTAATAAACAGTCAAGGAGTTTATTAATTACATTTATTTGTGTTTCTTTTTCTTCCTCTAGTATTGTTTCTTCTTTTAACGCTTCAAATACTTTAAGTGCGTCCGATAATTTCTGTTTATTTACATGTCCATCTAATTCCTTCAGATCAATATCATTAAAGATTATACTAAGCGCCATCGCTTTCTCTAACTTAGTCAATTCCTCTAGAAAGAATATTCCGATTATATATTTACAAATAAATACAAATTGTTATAATAGAGTTAACATTGCCATTTAGAAAAGTAATTCGCCCCCCAAGCGAATTACTTTTCCTTTTTTTATAGCTATTTTTCTAAAAATTCATCCACCGCTTTACCAAGCAAACTAATCATTGCTTCTCTCTTTTGCTTTGGTGTTGTATTATCTTGCATTTCATTAAAGATAGGAAGTACTCTTTCTAATTTCTGTTTATCGATGCGTTCATTTACAAGATCTTGTCCTAGCATTGAAATGAATGTACCAATTGCAACAGCTTGTTCTTGTTTATCTAGTTTCATTTATCTCACTCCCTTGAATTACGCGACCTTGAATTGAATCCGCTGTATGCTCAACAATAGATTTAACTACTACTTTCTCACCTAATGTCAGGACAAATTTTATATCCTCTTGTTTCTTCTTATTCGTAAGCCTATTCATAACCTTTTCTAACTTCTCTAACGATTCCGCACATTCATTTGCAACTTCTGTTACTTCCTTAATGCCTTCTAACTCTCCAGTTGTATCCGCATTTAC